GAAATGTAATTGAATTACCAGTAGTTTGAACAGACGTAACAAGTGAAAACGTATTTACTGTTGACGTCGATGATGCACTACTTAATGTTGTAGACAACAAGCTCATTAGCTTAGACCTGCTCCAGAAATAACAAACGTGTTAGATGCTACGCATAATACTGTTGCAATACCGTTAGCAGCCAATGTTCTGTTACCAGTTGTTACAGTACCAGCTAATGTCATGGTAGCACTTGTACCTTGCGTAATAGTTTGCGCTGATGCTGAGTTGTTATAAATGCTAATAATGTTACCAGCGCTAAATATTGCTGCTGGAACTGTTACGCCGCCAGTAGTGATTGATATTGTTTTACCGTTATCAGTAGCAACTAATGTGTAAGCAGTTGTTTGTGAGTTAATTGGTGTTGAACGTACGTTACCTTGATTATCACTTACTGGGCCACCGTCAACTTGAACGTTACCTGTGACTGCTTGAAATGTAGCAACAGTAGAACCTGCTACCGATGGAGCTTGTAATGTTAAGCTACCGCTTGAATCTCCATTTAAAACAAAATTACTCATATTTTTTCCTTATCTAAAAATTGCAATGTTACATGACCATGGATCAAATAAAGTGTCGCTAGAATTATCAATTGTGGCTATTTGAATAAATGTGTTTGTTCTTATAACTTCTTGAGATCCAGGTTGCCATTCACTAACAATGAGAGCTGAAGAAACTCCAAAACCAGCACTATAGACACAAGCGCTTCCCACAATTGAATATAAAGCATCTGGCATTGGATTAATAAAAGCTATTTGAAATACTCCTGTTGCTTGTCCAGAAATCCTTGTTACAGAAGCTATATTTCCACTTCCTCTAACAACAATATTAGTTCCGTTATATCCAAAATTTACCCAAGCACGACATCCAAAAGCAATAGCGTTAGATCCAAAACCGCTATTAAACCTTAAAGTTTGAAATGTATCTAATGTTAATCCAGCAGTTGAGTTTGACTGTAATGTTAATGTTCCAGATGTTGTAACCAATGGCGTTTGAAAACTTGTAATTCCAGTGCCTAATGTTGTACTTGATACTGGTCCGCTAATTGTGGCCACTTGTGATGAGTTAACAGAAATTGCTGGGACATTATATGTTTGCAACTGTAAAGCATTTGTTCCATCAGAGCTACTTACAATTCCGCTATTTTTACTGGCGTTAATTATGGATGCCATGATGTTTACCTAAATATAGCTACATTACATGAAAATGAGTCTTCGGCTGCATCAGTATTATTATCACCGTTATATACTTGAACACCTGTTGTTGTTTTATAAGCAAATGTATTAGATGCCGATAAATATTCACATAAAACATTAGCGGGTATAGCAGCTGATGCGTTATATTGAGCAGATGTTCCAACTACGCAATAGTTAGCATCTGGCATAGTTGTTGAAAAGTTAATTTGATATACGCCAGTAGATATACGTGATACAGAAGATACGCCACCACTACCACGAATTGTTAATGTAGTTCCGTTCCATGTAAGATTACACCATGCGCGGCAACCGTAAGCTGTAGCAACAGAGCCAAAGCCACTATTAAACTGTAAGTTTTGTGATGTATCTAATACTAATGCGTTAGTGCTTCCAGACTGTAATGTAAGCGATCCAGTAGATGTTAATATTGGAGTTGTAAGTGATGTACCTAAAGTAACAGCGCCTGTAATTGCTGGAGGATTAGCAAAGGTTACTAACTGTGATGAGTTAATAGTTAATGCTGTTGTACCGCCTGTTTGTAACTGTAATGTTCCAGAGTTATCAGGTGTATATATAAGTCCAGTTGAGTTTGCATTAATAATCGCTGCCATGTTTTATCCTATAGAACTACGTAACGTTGACCAGAAGGTATTGTAACTGTTTGTGAAGCGTTCAATGTAATTGGGCCAGTAGACATTGCATTTTTACCAGTTGGCAATGTATACGATGTTGTAATCGTATTACTGTTAATGTAGAACACAGTATCACCGCCTGAGCCTGTAGCACCACCACCAATTGATCCCCAAATACCAGTCACTGATGTTAATGAACCGTTTGGAACTAATTGTGAGTTATTAACTGTATAAGTACCTGTGCCACCTGTACCTGTGCCTAGCGCTGTAATTTGCGTTCCAGATGCTATTTGTATAGATCCAGATAAACTTGATGTTGATGGAATATATTGTGATGTATTTACAGTATATGTACCTGTTTGGCCAGTTCCTGTTCCAAGCGCTGTAATTGTTGTATTAGTGGCAACAATAGATGTTCCAGTAAATGTTACAGGAGTGCCTGATGTGCCTACTACTTGAGATACGTTTACAGTGTATGTTCCTGTGCCGCCTGTACCAGTTCCTAATGCAGTAATTTGTGTGCCTACGCTTACGCCTGTGCCTGTAATATAAGTTCCTACAGCTAAAGCACCTGAAGTAACTGATGTTACTGTTAATACAGTTCCAGCCGTTCCTGATGTGCCATTACTAATATAACCTGCAACTGATGCAGTAGATGATCCAGACACGATTGTTCCTACTGCCAATGATCCAGAAGCCACTGCGCTTACAGTTAGTGTTGTTCCTGAAATAGCGCCAGTAAATGAAGTACCGCCTACTGTGCCTGTAATGTATTGGCCTACGGCAAGTGTTGATGATGTAACTGAAGATACGTTAAGTGTTGTACCAGCTTGGCCTGAACCGTTACTGATAGATGCTGTAATTGCGTTTGTTGCGGTTGATGCAAAACCTTCAAACGTAAATAAAGTAGTATTAAAACGTATTAAACCAGCATTAGATATTGGGCTTGGACGTTGTGATGTTGTTCCAGTTGGAATTTGTAATGATCCAGTGGATGTAAATTGAGAGTCAGCGCCTACAGAAATAGATCCAGTATGCGTTGTTATATTGGTTGTTGGATTAAATGTAAATGCAGAGCTTCCAGATAATAGGCCAGCATAACCAGTATAAAGAACTTGGTTTTGCGTTAATGCAGTATCTACAAGCGCATTAAATACGCCACCAGATTGTGTTGTATAGCCAATGCTTGTGCCATTAATTTTACCGCCAGTAATATTTACATTAGTTGGATCGGTAGTTGCAGTACTTGCTAATGTTTGTACTGTTCCGCCTTGATTAAAGAAAAGTTTTCCGTCAGTAACATTAAGAGCTAACTCACCATTAGCCAAGTTAGAAGCGGAAGGAGTTACTCCAGCTGATGTGCTGTAATAAAGTAGTATTGGTGTATATCCAGTTTGTGCCATGTTATACGAGTCTTTCTATAGTTACTGATTGAACGTTAAGTACATCAGATGTTGCTGTACCTGAAGATATAGCTTGTATGATCAATGTTGATGCAGATGTTAAACCTGTTGTAGATGCAGGTGTTGCAGCATAAGGCACTAATGCGTTAGTTGTGCCAGATGTTTGGAATGTTGCATATAATTGACCAGTTGTCCAAATAGCAGTTGAAGATGAAGCAGTTAAAATAAATTCAACGTTCCAGTTAGTTGTTTGTGCTGTTGAAGCTAAAACGCTACCAGAAGTAATTGAAGTTAATGCTGTAGCTCCCCAGTAGCATGTTATTTGAACTTGACGTGTGTTAGCTGAAGAAATAGCTGCTAATGTACCAAATGCTCTTACACGATAAACTTGGCCAGTGGTTAATGTTTGACCAGCAAGTGATGTACCAAATGATTGAGCTGTACCTGATAATGTAAGGGAAGTAACTGCTGTTTTACCAGCTGATATTTGCAATACGCTACCAGAAGCCATAGCTGGCGTTGATACTGATGTAGAAGCTGTTAATGTAGTAAATGCACCAGTGCCAGTAGATGAAGCACCTATTGTTGTAAAGTTACCAGCTGCTGCCGTTGTAACACCAATTGAAGTATTGTTAATAGTACCAGCAACTGTTGTAGGTGAAATTGTTAAACCACCAGTAGGTGATATTGTTACTAAACCAGATGGTGTAATAGTTACAGTTTGTGATGCAGTAGTTGCTGAAATATTACCTAATAATGTTGTAGTGCTACCTGCTGTACCGATAGAAGGTGTACCAGTAATTGTTGGTGACGTTGCTAATACTACGTTACCTGATCCAGTAGAGCTTGTTAATGTTGGTGCTTGTGCAGCAGAACCTGTGCCAGTTGATGTTAAGAACTGTGGTGTTGTGGTTGTATTACCTGCTAAATAAGCTAAGGCCGTTGTGCTTGCGCCATAAGGAATAGCACCTACAGTAGGAGCAGTTGAAGTTCCAGTGCCACCATAAGTTACACCTAAAGCATTTGATAATGTTAATGTTCCAATAGATGTAGATCCAGTGCCTAAGTTATTGGCCGCATTACCAGCATTATAGAATCCGTATTTATTAGTTCCTGAAGCTATATTGCTATAGAAGCCATAAGCATTGGTTACTGTTGCGCCACCTTGTGTACCAATGGTTGATTCAGCAAAGAATCCGTATTGTGAAGTAACTGTTGATCCAGAACCACCTGCGTTAGGGTTAGCATAGAAATGAGCTAATTGTGATAATGTAAATGATGCAGCTGATGCAGAAACTTGTGATTCTACGGCTCCTGCAAAAGCAGTTACGGTTGATGCAATAGTTCCATTAAATAAGCTTGCCCATGCCGTTGTAGCACCTGTAATAGATCCTGATCCACCTACAAGTAAGTTAATAGATGTTGATGGTGATGTGCTTAAACCAATTGCAAAGTTAGTTGATGTTGCTGAAGTACCCAACTGCATGAGTTGTGAGCCGCCATTATAGAAAGATAATGGTAAGTAGCTACCAGTTCCATTAACACCTGAAACTAATTGAACATCGGTAGTTCCATTAGTAGCAATAAGAATCTTAGATGCATTGGTTATTGTTGAATTATTAGCGGCCTGCCATGAAGCAGCTGTTGCAGTTCCGTTTGGAATAACATAAATACCAGGATTACTATTAGTAGCTGATGATGTAAATACAGTTCTGCTTGTTAATGTAGTGTTGCTAAAGTCACCAATTATTTTTGTGCTTGATGCTATAGTTAAGTTAGGTGAACCAGAAGCATCATTGATTGATAATGGTGTTAATGATCCATTCGTGCCAACTTTAAATAGAATTGAATCTGTTGTACCAGTGCCAGATGTTGATTGTAATGTTAATGATGATGTAGCAGTTGTTCCACCAAGAAGCAATGGTGTTGTAGCAGATGTTGAGAATGTAGGTGTAGCAATTGTTGGAGAGTTAGATAAAACTACGGATCCAGCAGTTCCTGTTGTTGATAAGTTACCTAATACTCCTGCATTATTATAAAGTATGTAACCAGAAGTTCCGCTTGCTACAGGTGTAGTGCCAACTGTAATTGTTACGCCAAGAGAGCTTTGAGATACCCATGTAGGTGTTCCTGTTGATCCGCCTGATGTTAATACTTGTCCAGATGTTCCGTATAATCCATTAAATGCTACTGCATTAGAAGTATTAATGGTCATAGCGTCTGTAGCACCACTATTTACAACAAAGTGGATAGCGTTAGAGCCATAAGTACCTATTGCTAAATCTGTAGAAGCTGCAGCTAGATATACGCTACCTGCTGTGTTAAATGCGCCTGTTCCACTAAATCCTGATGAGTTAATACCAAACTCACCATAGTTAGTAGTTGCTGATGCTTGATCGTTAGAAATATTAAAGTTTGTAGAAGCTGATGCGCCGTTACTCTTGTTTTGTAATACGATTTGATTGTATGCATTAACACTGTTAGCAAAAGATGCAAATATGTTTGTATCTGAATAACTTAAAGTTCCGTAAGATAATGCACCTATGTTAGATGATGCTGATATAGCACCTACTAAAGTAATTGTATTGAATGCTTCGGATGATGAACCGTTTACTTTTTCCCATACAGTGCCATTAAAGATGGCCCAATCACCTACTGACCATAATGAAATGCCATCAAGTGTTGTCGTACCAGCAACTGATACTACATAGTATGAGTTTTTAACGCCTGTGCCTGATGTAAGCGTTGGTGTATTAGTTGAAGCGTTCCATGTACCTAAGTAGTTTAAGAAGCTTACAGAAACTGATCCAGCTGCTGTGAGTTGACCTTGTGCGTTAACAGTAAATGTTGGAATAGCTGTACCTGATCCATATGATCCAGGTGTAACTCCAGTATTTGAAATAGCAACCGTTCCAGATTGTGTAATTGGATTTGGTGTTAATGTGATACCAGTGCTTGCTGTAATATTAATAGAAGATGCATTTGGGTTACCTAATGTAATCCATCCGCCGTTTGCTTGGCCTTCAAATATACCTACATCTGAGTTATAACGAATTTGTCCGTTTGTACCGCCACGTTGAGCTGTAGTTCCTGTTGGAAGAACTGCACCAGCAGTACCAGGTAACGCTACGTTTGATGCAATACCTAATGAATAAGATGATCCAGAGCCACCGTCTATAGCTGTTAATGTTCCGTTTGGAGCTAGATAACGTGCATTAGGTGTAGTGCCTGATAAACTAACTTCTAAGAATGAAGCAGTTTGTGTAGGTGATCCTGCTATGTTGCCAGTTGTTGTTTGAACTGTTACGCCATTCTGCACTATAGGTACGGCTTCAGTTCCTGTAATTGCTCCAGCCTGTGGTAATTGGGTTATCTGTACATTAGCCATTAATAGTCCTTAGTTCGTATTATCTGGACTTGGGTTTGGTGATGGTGCCAAAGTATCCAAGTTTCCGTTGTTTTCAGGTGTTTGTGTATTTTGCTCTGGTGAAAGCTCAAATACACTTGTAATTCCGCCAGTAATTATTGCGTCAGGTACTACAGCAATATTTGTATCTACACGCGGAAATCTTAGGTTAATTCTTTCAGTTTTTCTTGCTGCTAAACGATATGGATCATACTGATCTTTACATCCTTGATCGCAGACTCTTAAGCCTGGAAAGTTAGGATCAGATGATAATGTTGCAAGTGGTCTTTTCATCTTGCATCTATCGCATACAGCTATCGCAATCGTTGAATAGCCTAGTGTATCTATAAATATTGGCATTATCTTGTGTAAACGCTAATATTTGGCGCCCAATAAATTGGTGATTTATCTCTTTCTTCTTGTTCTGCTTCGTTTAATGATTTAGCAGCTTGAGTTTCTAAGTATTGTATTCGGTTAATGTCAACTTGTGGAAGTTCCATAGACATTTTATGTGCCAAGTTATTGACAACTGCTTCATACCAACGTTGTGGAATTTCTAACTGGCCATTTAATGCACCTACGTCCATAATTTGACGTGAATACCAGCAAGTAACTTGAACAAAAGAATTAGACGGTGTAGGCCAAATATAAATATTAGGTTGAGGAACATTTCTGTCTACCCAAAATTGATACGGCTGATTTGCTGCAAAGTTTTTATTAGGTAAGTTTGTATAGTCATCGCGATTTAATCGTGACATCATAACTTCTAATGTATTGTTACCAAAGAATAGTTCTCTTAAAGATAACGTTGTGCCATTTTCAGCACTAATTCTGTAGTATTGAACGTTTTGACCAGGATTAATATCTGTCCAAATCCATTGGCCATCTGTTACTGTGGCTGTTGTTGGGCCATTTAATGTAAGCCAGTTAGTTCCATCTATAGAGTATTCAAATACATAAGTCCATGATGCGCTACCACCGCCAGCAACGTAAGGCATAATACCTATGGAAGCAATATAGACATTGTTATTAGTGCCATAGTTAACTTGAATATTGCCGTTTGGATTGGCTTGAACGTAATAAGTTGATGTATTTCCATCATAAACGTTAGCAAGGTTTCCAAAAGATGAGCTAGTAGACGATGTATAACCACCGCTAGGACGGTTTATAGTGCGATATAACGCATTTAAAACATCAACTGAACCCAAAGGTAAGGGATAGATATAATTATCAGCTATACAGCCTATTACGGTCTTATTAATGGCCCAATATTGAATGCCAATGTTAATAAGACTTGATAAAAAAAAGTAAAGAGATTCTTTTGCAGATAATACTTGCTCTGAAGTAAGTTCTTCAGCAAGTTTACCGCATCGTCTTGCTCCATGATCTATTAATTGTTGAACACTTATTACAGTTGTTCCAACGGTACCAGAGTAAGCCATATTGTCCTTTTACCACCCTGGGCATTTCCAACGTCTTAAGGAAGCTTTTGCTCTAGGAGCGTCGCCTGATGAGTGTTTTACAACACCTGACATACGCGCACAAAAGCTATTCTTACGTGAACCTCCTTGAGGTTGTGGTGCCTTTAAGTGACTACCTGTTTCTCGATTATATTTAGCACGGCCTTTTGCTGTTAGCCCTGCGCCTTGTTTTGTAGGTAACTTCTCACCGCGTCCTACCGCTAGAGATGGGCCACCTTCTTTCATTGGTTTTGCAGTTAATGCTGACTTTTTAAATGCTTCAGCAGTTGGTGCGCCTTTTGATCCAGGCTTACGCATATGTTCGTGACTACCATGAGCTATACGCTCTTGTTTAGCATGAATATTTGCATATAAACCACCTTTAGCAAACTTTTTACCTTTGTCTGCTTCAGCAAAATCTTTTCCAACATGTTGTGGTATACCTACTTTTTTAGCAAAAGAAGAACTATGAGCCACAGCTTCCATTAAGTTATGTTGTTTTTTGCTTACGCTTGGCATAATTAACTACCTGAACCAGTTGTTGTATTGTTATTTTGAATTAGCTTACCAGTCACAATTACACCAGCTGCAATCGTTCCAGTATTAGTTACTAATTGCCATTGAATATCTGTTTTTTCAGAATAAGCAAATGGATCTTGAGATCTAGTTGCTGTATAAATAGATACAAATGGCTGTTGTAATACAGTTAATTTAACGCCAGTTACATTATTAATTGCTTGAACTTTATATGTAACGATTGTTGAACCTGTATAGCTATTTGATGTATTTACTTCTGCCAAATCTAAATAAAATGTATAACCTGCTGGCACTGTAAAAATAGTGCTTTGTGATTTACCAATCCCTACGTTAATTTGCGCAACTACGTTTGATGATTGTTTTAATGTAATAGTGCCTACATTAGTATTTTGTCCAGTTCCAGGTGAAGTCATTAATAAACTATTAACTCTAAAATAACTATTAACTGTAGTTACAGCACCAGTACCATTCATTGCTAATGTTTCAGAAATAGGGTTAAAGTTTGAATCTAAACCGCTAATTAAAATTTTTGCAGATGTATCATCTGATGCAGATGTACTTACTAATGATAATGTTGATGCCGATGTA